GGTTCTATGAATCCATCTATAGCTAGACAAGATATGGCTTCTGGTTACTATCCTTCAGACATGGGTATGTCTGGTGGAGCTATGTACAAAAAAGGTGGCCGAGTTAAAAAAAAGAAAAGTAAATTTCCAGATCATTCAGGTGATGGTAAAATTACTAAAAAAGATATTTTAATGGCTAAAGGCGTTATTCCTAAAAAGAAAATGAAAAAGAAAAATGCTTAAAAAACTTATTGAAAAACTTTTTGGTAAAAGATGTGCATGCAATGTTAAAGCTGCATGTGATCATGCTAATAATGTGTCTAAAAAAGTTAAATACTGTTTAGATTGTAAGTTAATAATAAACGAAAACTAAAAGGACAATACAATGGCAAAACGTGGTCTATACGCAAACATTCACGCTAAAAAAAAGAGAATCGCCGCTGGTTCAGGTGAGAAGATGAGAAAACCTGGAACTAAAGGTGCACCAACTGCTGCTAATTTTAAAAGAGCAGCTAAGACAGCTAAGAAACCTAAAAAGAAAAAATAATGGCTAGCGCAGCTTGGACAAGAAAAGCAGGTAAGTCACCTTCCGGTGGACTTAATGCTAAAGGTCGTGCCAGTTATAAAAAAGGTACACTTAAAGCACCTACAAAATCTAAAACAAGTTCACGTCGTAAATCATTTTGTGCACGTATGGGCGGAATGAAAAAGAAGTTAACTTCTGCTAAAACTGCAAGAGATCCAAATTCAAGAATTAATAAATCGTTGAGGAAGTGGGACTGTTAAATGAAAACAGCAATACTTGACGCTCTTGAAGCTAGATACGAAGCACAGATAGCTGAAGCAGACGCAACAATAAAAATATACCTAGAAAATTCTGTAGGTATTGGTGAGCACCCACAACACATTGATGAAATAGATAAACAGTTTCAAAAAATTGCTGATGCTCAAGAAAAGTTAAAAGCAATATCTGATTTTAGGGAGCCAAGGGTTGCCCTTTAAATCTGAAAAACAACGTAAGTATTTATTTGCAAAAGAACCTGCCATTGCAAAGAAATGGACAAAAAAATACGGCAGCAAAATAAGTAAACAAAAGAAAAGGAAAAAGAAATAATGGAAGAAATGACATTTATCGACAAAATAAAAAAAATAATAAAAATGAGACATGATGATATTGTGTCTTCACTGGCTTCTGGTGGTGTTGACAATATGGAAAAATATCAGTATATGTTAGGACAGATACGAACGTATCAGTATTTAAATCAGGAAATATCCACCCTGCTAAATAAAAAGGAGCAAAATGAACAAGACGGAACAATTATCAACATCAACTCAAAACCCAAAAATTGAGTTACCGAACAAGAAACTAGTAGGTGTCAAACCTACAGAAAAAAAAGAAGAAGTTTCAACAAAATTACCTAAACCTACGGGTTGGAGAATTTTAGTTTTACCTTTTAAACAAAAAGAAAAAACTAAAGGCGGAATCATATTAGCAGACGACACAGTAGAACGATCACAAGTAGCATCAACTTGCGGCTTAGTATTAGACATGGGACCACACTGCTATGACAAAGAACGTTTCCCAGAAGGTCCTTGGGCCAAGAAAGGTGATTGGATTATCTTTGCAAGATATGCCGGATCACGAATTAAAATAGATGGGGGTGAGATAAGACTTCTCAATGATGATGAAGTTTTAGCGACCGTGGAAAACCCTGAAGATATATTCCACGAATTTTAACAATCATAGGAGGAACTATGCCAGAAACAGAAAACGACAAAACAGTTGAACTTGATACATCCGGACCGGGTGCAAGAGTTGATCTGCCAGAAACAGAAAACGAGAATGATAAAACATATGAGAACGAGGTAAAGAAAAATGAAGCAAATGTTGTATACGATGATCAGCCCGATAATACACCTGAGAAATCTGTTGAGCAGTCTAATGTTCGAGATCAAAAGAACGAAGGCGGAGAAGTTGAACAAAAAACTTCTGAAGATGGGGGTGATCAACAACAAGGTAACGAAAAAGCAGTTGAAGAGTATTCTGAAGGAGTTAAGAAAAGGATAGCTAAACTTACTAAGAAAATGCGTGAAGCGGAAAGACAAAAAGAAGAAGCTTTACGATACGCTCACAATGTTAAAAGAGAAAGAGATCAATATGAAAGTGCAGCAACAAATTTAGATAAAAACTATGCCGTAGAAATGGAAGGCAGAATTTCATCTTCTATTGCAGCGGCTCAAGCAAAACTTGCAGCAGCTAGACAAAATGAAGATTCTAAAGCTGAAGTAGAAGCACTAACTCAAATATCTCAATTAGGTTATGAACAAGGTAAACTTGCTGAATTAAAAACTCAGCACCAGATGCAGGAAACTGCAGCTAAAGAACAGCCGGTTCAACAACAGCCAGTACAAAGACAAGTACAACAAGCACCTGCCAGAGACCCAAAAGCAGAAGCTTGGGCGGACCAAAATGAGTGGTTTGGCAAGGATAATGCCATGACTTACACAGCATTCGATCTACATAGGAAACTTACCGAAGAAGAAGGTATGGATCCTCAGTCTGATGATTATTATAGGGAAGTTGATAGAAGAATAAGACTTGAATTCCCCCATAAATTTGATAGACCAGTAGAAGAAAAACAGACTACTAAACCTACACAGAACGTTGCCTCTGCAACGCGTAGTACAAAGAGTGGTCGCAAACAAGTGAGACTCACATCTTCTCAAGTCGCAATAGCGAAAAAATTAGGTGTGCCACTAGAAGAGTATGCGAAACAACTTATAAACACGAAGGAGGTATAGGCATATGACAAACAATAAACCAACTCGTGCGAGTCAGACTAAAAGTGATTCTACAAAAGTACAATCACAAGCTAAAACGGTTGCGCCACAAGCAAGACCAAAAGTTTGGACTCCACCATCGTATTTAGATACGCCCAACGCGCCAGACGGATTCAGACACAGATGGGTCAGGATAGAAGTCTTAGGATTTGTTGACACGAAAAACATACAAGGACGCTTAAGGTCCGGGTATGAGTTAGTAAGGGCAGACGAATATCCTCAAGAGGACTTTCCAGCAATTTCAGACGGCAAATACGCAGGGGTTATCGGACACGGCGGCCTAGTGCTGACTAGGGTACCGGAAGAGATCGCAAGGTCAAGACAAGAGTATTTTGAGCGACAAGCTCAGGATCAACAGACCGCAATCGACAACGATCTTATGAAGGAACAGCATAGGGGAATGCCTATCGACATCGATATGCAAACTCGTACAACCTTCGGTGGCAAGAAAAGTTAAAAATTTTAACGTATCGAACCGTCGAGTAAATTAAACCGAACTGGAGGCCCTTCGGGGCAGGTTCATAAGGAGAAAATAATATGGCTAATGCTTCAACAACTGGGTTTGGTTTCAGACCCATAAAAAAAGTTGGTCAAAATTATAATAACGACGGTCTTAGTGAATGGAACGTAGCAGCTTCTTCAGCTTTAATTTCGCACGGAGCAATGGTGCAATTAACAGCTGATGGTGTAGTGCTATCTTCTGGTAACACAGATGCTAATAATCTGGGTGTGCTAAACGGTGTTTTTTATACTGACGCAACTACAAACAAACCAACATGGTCTAACTATTCGCCTGCAAGTAATACTGCAACGGATATTACGGCTTTAATAACTGACGATCCAAAGCAAATGTACGAAATTATGTCTGCCGACACAGCTTATAACAATAATGAGACTGGTGGGTGTGCTGATCAAGTTTTTGCTAACGGTAGTTCGCCGTTGTACATATCTGCAAGTAAGATATCTGCAACTACGTCTGCATCGATCGCTCAACTAAAAATAATAGGTGTTTCAAGAGATCCTGATCATTCTGATATAACTGCTGAGGGCTTTGCTCTTAGAGTTATGATTAATGAGCATATCTTAGGAAACAACGTAGCAGGTATATAAGGAGATTAATTATGGCTATATCACGAAATCAACTAGTAAAAGAACTAGAGCCAGGATTGAATGCTTTATTCGGCCTGGAATACAAACAGTATGAAAATCAGTCAGCTGAAATTTATACTACTGAGTCATCTGACAGAGCTTTTGAAGAAGAAGTAATGTTAAGTGGATTCGCTCAAGCACAAGTAAAACCAGAAGGTTCAGGTGTTACATACGATAACGCTCAAGAAACTTTCACAGCTAGATACACTAACGAAACAATTGCGTTAGCGTTTGCTATCACTGAGGAAGCTATTGAAGATAATTTGTATGACAGACTTGCTTCTAGATATACAAAAGCTTTAGCAAGATCTATGGCTCAAACTAAACAAGTAAAAGCAGTTAACCCACTAAATAATGGAATGCCTGGCGGTACTTTCACTTCTGGTGATGGTGTAACTCTTTTCAACACAGCTCACCCAACACTTGCTGGAACTTTCAGTAACACGTTGGCAACTGCTGCTGACTTAAACGAAACTTCATTAGAACAATCAATGATTGACATTGCTGGACTTACTGATGAAAGAGGTTTAAAGATTGCTGCAAAAGCTGTTAAGATGATCATCCCATCTGCACTACAATTCACAGCTGAAAGACTTATGGCTTCTGCTGGTAGAGTTGGAACTGCTGATAATGATATCAACGCAATCAGATCTATGGGGATGATTCCTCAAGGTTACTCTGTTAATAATTTCTTAACAGACACTGATGCGTTTATGATTATCACAGACGTGCCTAATGGTATGAAACATTTCGAAAGATCTCCATTGACTACTAAAATGGAAGGTGACTTCGATACTGGTAATGTTAGATACAAAGCTAGAGAAAGATACGTATTTGGTGTATCTGACCCTAGAGGTATCTTTGGTTCTCCAGGAGCTTAATACTTCATTTTTTGTGGCGGGACATAGTCTCGCCACATTTAACATATAGAAAGACAAAACCATGAAAAAATTCCTAATAAACATATATGCTTACGACCATCACGGTAGATTCGAGGTAGAATCTAAAGATGATGCTATTTCTTTAGAGCAATCAATAGTTGACAAGCTAGGAGAAAATAGTATAGTTTGGGAAAAATCGGGAATGTTTAGAAACTTTCCTTATCGAATAACTTATGAAGAGGTTATAAATGATACAAGACCTATACAAAGCAAAAAGGTCCTTGGAGTTGAAGTGGGAACAGGAGCATCTGTCTAATAACAGATACACTCTTGAGATGGTTAGAATTGACGATAAAGTCAAACAGATCATCACAGATATCAAGCTTGAAGAAGCTAGGATTGCTCACTTACAGAACAACGTAGAAGGTTCTGCTCCACAAGTTTCTGTAGCTACTTAATCAAAAGCTACATCGTTGAATAAATTCAATTCACATTACAGGCTCGCTTGCGCTCTACCTAAAAGTGTTGTATAAAAAACACACTAAGAT